GGAAGACATGTTAGAGATTCTTGGACTGATGCACCACCCTAGAGATGCTGTGTATATGTCGTACGCTACATCTACTAAGTGCTACAGTGTAAAGGATGAGATGAACAATCTATACTGCTCGTTTGGAGTGGCTCCTATCAACGGTACTAATATCGGAAGTGCTTGGTTATTAGGTACTAGAAGATTACCACAGATCAAGAAGTTCTTTTTACAGAACTCTAAAGAGAAGGTAGCTAATCTGTTAGATGGATTTGATTACTTAACGAACTTTGTCATGCGTACTAACAAGTTGAGTATTAGATGGTTGGAGTGGTTAGGTGCTGAGTTTAACGATTGTCAGTTCGAAAACTATCTGTCATTTATATTAGAGAGGAAGTAAGTATATGTGTTTACCTTTAGCAGCGATTGGAGCAGGATTAGGTGCAGCGTCAGCAGGTGCACAAGCTATCGGTGCTAGACAACAGGCACAGATGCAGTATCAAGCACAGATGCAACAGATTGTTATGCAGAGACGCTTGCAAGAACAGACCGCAGCTGCTGAGACTAGAAGATCGTTGAGACAAATGATCGGAGAACGACTGCAAGAACAACAACAAAAAAGACTTATTGGTGAAGAAATGCGTCAAGAAGCTCTTAAAGCTGAAGCTGCTATAGCTAGAACAGCAGAAGACCCTGTAACAGCTGTAGCTAAACAAAGAGAGTATTTTTCTCTATTAGGTGCTCGACAAGCTTCTTTAGCTGAACAATTAGAGATGCTTGAAGCAGGTAAGACATTAGCTCTTGAGGACCAAGGTTTAGGATTACAACAGCGTTTGATGGGTATTAGACAACCAATCATGGACCCTATTAAACCTAGAGGACTTGGCATTACAGACTTGTTGAGTGTGGCTAGTGGGGGTTTAAGTGGTTATCAAATGGGTCAATCATTAGCAGGTCCGTCCGTAAGTACTAAGTTAGATGTACCTAAAGGTCCTGTCCGTATGGGTGGTAAAACTTATGAATACACAAAACTAGCATAAGGTTGATATGGCACGACAAATACCACTTCCCGCTTTAGGTCAATACAGTGTTACACAACTGCAAGCTCCTAGTGTTCCTGTACCTCAGACTAATAAGCTGTTAGAGTTAGCTAAAGGTTTGAATGTAGTGTCTGATATAGTTACTACTTACGATCAGATAAAACAAACACAAAGCAGACAACAAGCTGCACTTGAGAAAGCTAGAGCGTTAAAAGGAGAAGAGCGTAAAGCATACGAACAAGCTCTGATGACGGAGGGTGCTACACAGTTTCAGTTAGACCCTGGTGGTGTATCCCGCCAAATGGAAGCTTACGAAAGAGAAGTACGGAAACTGACTGAAGAAGGTAAGATGCCCCCACAAGCTAATGCGTTGTTCATGTTAGGAGCGAAGCAAGCAAAGGGACAGGTATTAGCTAAGAGTGTTTACAGAGAGATGCTGTTTAATCCACAGACTATATCTGAAACAATATCACCTGAAGAGACTGTACTACAGAAAAGACAAGAACTGTTTAGTCGTCCAGAGTTTCAATCGGAGTTAGTAAAACAAGCTGCTTTAAAAGAAATAGAGAAAGTAGAACAAGACTTCATTAAAGATGTAAACGCTAGGTTTGACGCTATAGATATAGAAGACGCTAAGACTAATTGGTTACAAAACGGTAGAGATGTTATTAACCAAGCAATTATAGGTCAGTTAGATATTAACGATCCTTCTATTGTAAATTGGATAAACCATAAAGCAGGTTTGTTTCAAGGTTCACGTAAGTATGCTTGGGATAACTTGATTAGCGAAACTTTAAACGAAGGTTTATCTAAAGACCCTAGCGAAGAAGGAAGTATATCACCGCAACAAGCTGAAAAATTTTTAGACAAGTTACGCACTTTAGATTTAGGAGGTGGTGTTAAGTTTGCTGACGCTGAAGTTGGTAATTCTATAACAAGCTACTACGATAAAATTAACGATAAAAGGTCTAAGTGGGAAGCAAGGAAAAACGAACAGTTAAAAACACAGTACGAAACAAATAAAGGTGTGTTAACTAACTTGTTATTTGAAGCAATGGGTGATGGAAATAGCGTACCCACTGAAGACGCTCGTAAATTAAAAGCAGCTTTTTTGCAACAGACTCCGCTACAGTATGACGCACAAGCTTCAGCTGATTTTGAATCTATACTTAAAAGTATAAACCAACCTAGCGATGATGCGTCTAAATTAGTGGTTGGAAGTTTTGATACGCTTATAGCTGAGGGCGAAGATTTAACAAGAGTTCAAAAAGATATAGATAAAGCCTTCTCTAGTAACTCAATAAGTGCTCAAGAAAGATTAACATTATTAAATAAAATAGAATCCGAAAGAGATTTTGATAAGCTTGTACATAAAACAGAAGGCGTAAGGAAATTGTCTGAATCGTATGAAGAATTAATAACTGGTTTCAGAAGTATGCGTATAGGTAAAGCGACATACGAAGATAGCTATTTTGCACAGTTAGGTATTCCAGACGATTTATCTATTAATGACAGACAAGACACTAAAAAGAATGGAAGCGTATTCTCTCAAATAGCAAATAAAAAGGGAGGATACGAAGCTAAAAGATTTGTTAATAATAGATATTACGCATTTCAAAAATACTTTAGACAAGCTAATCTTTTTAAATTTAAAGAGTATGAAGCAGACCCTGAAACAACTCCTCAAGAGGCTGCGAATAAAGTATTAGAAGAGATGCGTGAAACAGCTACTGAGGTTTTTAAAGTTTGGGAAAACGAATCTATTAGGGAAGCTCAACGATTATACGAAATAGTAGTTTATAAAAAAGCGGAAGATATACCAGAACCAGAATTTTAATTAAATCATGGCTGACAAAGAACAAAATAAACCTGTTATGAATCCGTTTTACGGACAGAAAGAAGGCGTTGATCCTATTGACCCAGAAACTAAACTTACTAAAAAGCAGGTAGAAGAGGGCATCGAACAGTTTAAAGGTGATGTAAAAAGCTATTTAGATTCTGAACAGGAAAGAATTACTAGCGATATAAAAACGCAGAAACCAGTGCGGTCGTTAACTAGAGTAGAAGAAATTGAAGATTTACCAGAAGGTGCTATTCCAGCTAGACCAAGACCAGGAGCATATACTCCACCTAAACCTGAAGTAGGGATACCAACTACATTACCAGAACATGGTATTAAAGCTTTATATACACCCGAAGAACGCATCTTAGAAAGAGCTGTCCAAATAACAGGACTACCTCCTGAAAGCCCCGCTAACCATCAAATCGCACAAGTACTAGCACAAGGCGACCCTTTCTCAGCCTCTTCTATGGAAAAGGCTAAAGAGGAGACAATGAAACTTGTTCGTGCTGGGCTGATACCTAACCCTAATTACGACGGTTTCGCTGCTGATGTTGCGGATTTTATTGATTGGGCGAATCCTACTGCTATAGAAATTGCAGGAACACTTGGCACAGGTATAGTTACTTCTCCGTTACTGTTATCACCAGAGCCTCTAACAAAAGCTGGATGGTTTACATTAAATGCGTCTTCTGCTGCGTTTTGGAATTTAGTAGCTCAACAAATGGAGATAGGTTCTGGAGCTAGGGAGGAAACAAATTGGTCTGAGGTTACTGCCTCCGCTGCTTTAGGTGCTATACCCGCTGTTAAGACTGGAGCTAATTTATCTAAAGCTGGCGTTATGGGTGTTAGAGCCGGAGAAGGAGCTGCTTTAGGACTCGGATACGAAACACTAAGATCGGGTTTTGCTGCTATATATGGAGAAGATGTTGACTTTAGTTTAGGCACATTAGCTGGGTCTACTTTATTAGGCGGAGGTATAGGTGGGGCGTTAGGAAGATTAGAAAAAGGTCTTGTTATATATAAAGATAATTCTTCCGTAAGGGGTGCTTCTATTCTTCGTAAAGTACTTACAGACGAACTAAAACAAGTTAAGAAGGAATTACAGCGTACCGAGAAAAAAGGCGGAATCAATAAAGCGGGTCGTGCTAAAATCGAGAAACTAGAGTCTCAGTTACAAGAATTAATACCTAACGAAGAGAAAGTACTACAACAAGCCATTGATACTTTGGAGCAAGCTGAAGTTAAGCAAATGGAGGAGGTAGCTAAAGTAGCTGAAGAATTTAAGAAGACGGAAGCATTTAAGGTATTTACGGAAGTTGATGCACCAACTATTAAAGTAGATAGGGAAGGAGTGCCTCCGTTATCTAAAGAAGAGTTAGAAAAAGTTAAAGAGGGTGCTCAACCAGGTGTTAGCGACGATGAACAGGCTAGGGGAATATTAGACGACTTTTTATCTGGCGGAGGCACTCGTGAAGTTGATCCTATAAGCGGTAAAGTTCTCGATTCGACTGACGAAGTAAAAGCGAGATTACTAACAGATGATGCAGAAAAACAAAGGCTGATTAATTCTGTTACAAAAGCTATAGACGCAGACTTAAAAAACGTAAAAGGTGGTAGGATAGGTAAACTAGAATATTTATCTAAAGTACAAAACGAACTTAATAGGCGTTTAGGAAAAGCTGGCGGTGAAGAATTTGCTATTGTTATGAATGCAGCTCAAGTAGCTGACAACGCAGAAGTAGCAGATGCAATAAGTAAACTCGGTATACACATGGCAGCTAACGGTGCTGTTATGGTAAAAGGTTATGACGATTTACTTAAGTTATTAACTGATGCAGATTTAAACGATCCAAATGTAATTAACGATGCTACCTCTAGTTTACTAAAATTAATACCGCAACAATTAGCTTGGAAAAAAGCTGGAGCAGAATCCGGTAGGTTGTTGCAATCTAGGAAGTACACAAAAGATATATTAGATGTTAAACAAAAAGAAGTACTTGAGGGGTTGGAAGGCAAATTAGTAAGTGACCTAGATGAAGCTAAAAACCTAACTGATGAACAACTTAAAGAACAGTTAAAGACTTTCGGAGATATACAAGTTGTAAAGAAGTTGCTTAAAACAATACAACAAGCGGATGATACAGCTGAGGTGCATGAAATACTTGTTAATCAACAAAAGGCATTTCAAAGTACTTGGAAAAATACAGCTAAGAAATATTTACAAGACCCATACAAACCTGACGAAAACGGTGATGCTTCTACTTATACTAAAGTAAGGGATATGGGCAGTGATTTAGCTTACGCTGGTATGTTAAGCAGTCCTACCACTCATGCTAAGGTACTTATATCTAACACTGTTATGTCTAAGTATAACGCCCTAAATGGTTGGGTTGGTGCTAAATTTATGGCTACTCTACCTTGGTTAAAGGAAGGTATATCTAAAGAAGAATGGAAAAGGGCTGGTGATTTTTGGCAAAAAACTATGACGACCTTCAGCACTTATGGGGCAATCACTCATAAGGAAGCCATGAAAGCTTTGAAGTCTGGTGAATCTGATATACGTTCTCATTTTGAGCGGGTAGGTCAGTCAGCTTTTGCTATGGAGCGTACCGGAATGTCTGGAGCGTTAGGTGCTACTTTTCAAAATATAGGAGCGTTTGTTGATTTACCTGGAAAAGCTATGTCATCTATAGATGTTCGTACTAGGTTAAATTTAGCTCATGCTATGACTCACGCTAAAGCTGAAATAGATTATCAAAAAGCAGTAGAGGCTGGCGAACAAGTAGGGACATTTAGACAATATTACGATAACTTTGTTAGTAAAGTATTTACTGAATCAAAAGGTAAACTAATGACAGAGGATCAAGTAAGGCGTAAGGCTGTGCTGATGGCTGATAAAGAAGGAGTGGCTCCTGAAAACTTAGCCTCTTATATTGATAACTTTGTTAAGCAGAACTGGGATAAAGATACTAGTTCGTTTGTAGATTATATAGAAAGAAATTTAAAAGAAGTTACATTTACGGAAGAAATGGGAGAGTTTGCTGATCCCAATATGTTGGAAAAAGGAAATTATTATTTAGAGCAGTTTTTGCGTACATATCCAGCATTACAAGTAGTACTAAATCCGTTTATGCGTACTGGTAGAAATATACAAAGAGGAGCCGCTGCTGTTACTAGTCCAGTGAAAACTTTAGCTGCTTCCATAGATAAGATACCAGTAGCTAACCGAACTCCATTTATAAAAGATGTACCAAGATTAGCTGAAAAACTTTGGACTAAAACAACTAAAGATTTAGCTAGTGAAGACCCTATTATAGCAGCTAGAGCTAGGGGACAACAAATTACAAGTATTGGTATAATGGCTACCGCTTGGGGTTTAGCTGAAGGAATACCGGGAGTAGCTGAGTTCGTGGGGACTGAAAGTCAAGACTGGAAGATGAAGAAAGCTATTCGCTCTGCTACCGGAATGCCTGAGTATACACTACGTATTGCCGATCCTACTAGACCGGGTAAACAAAAAGCCATAAGCTTAGCTGCATTAGAACCGTTCAACACTATTTTGAGCGTTACAGCGGACATGAAGAGTTTATCAAACGGTACTGTAGCACAGCGTGAAGAAGCTAGGGATTTGTTTCAAGTATTTACTTTAGCTCTATCAAATAACTTAACTAATAAATCTTACTATAAAAACTTAGGGGATGCTATGAAGTTAGTTACTGAAGCTACGGGAGATAAAGATGCACAAGCAGCTCAAGCGTTTAGACTATTGAAAGGACTTGCAGGTCAAACAATACCGTCAGCTCAGAATAATTTAACTTATATGTCTGATGATGTTATCCGTGAAAACAATTCTATCATGCAGGTAATAGCTAGAAGGATGAATGGTTTATCTAAAGCTGTACCGCCCATGCGTGATATATTCGGAGATATTGAACTCAGAGGTTTTAATGAAAAGCGTGGAGGTGGTCTAAATATATTATCACCATTTGGTGTGTTTAATCAACGTGGCGATATAGATAAATATGTGGAGATTGATGAGGTTACTGGATTTAGGACATTAAAAAAAGATATGTTCTCTAATATAACCAGAGATCAAATAGCTAAAGAACTCAGGCAAGACGGAAGGCGTAAGGTTGAAAAACAAGATATAGAAAAAGCTTACCAAGAAAGAATTAGAGAAGCAGCTTATGCTGTCTGTATTGAATTAGGAGTAGCTCCTCATTTTAATGGGGGTACTACGAAACTTGATGGAGTAGACTTACAGGAAATCATACACCCAGAAACTCAGCAAGATGCGTTCGACAGGTGGCAAGAGATTGCTAATGAGATGAAATTAAACTCAGTGTTGTTACCATCTAAAAGCGGTAAGACCATGAAGGAAGTTATCGTAAGTCTAGCTAAAGGAGCTTATAACACACCTTACGGTAATTTTGATACTAGAATAAGACGTGCTCCTAAAACAGCTTTACCTGAAGGTACTGAGCAATCGGACGAAGAAAGAGTAAACACCATTAAAGCTGTATTTAAAAATTTTAGGGATAAAGCCCTTGAAAAACTGCGTGAGGAATATCCCATACTAGAAGAGCAAAGAGAAGCTGTTGAATTATTTCAAGAAAGACTAGATGAACCTACTCGCCTAAGAAAACCGGAAGATTTGGAAAAACGTAGGGAATATGAACTTAATGTAAAAAAGGCTAAATTCCCAGTAGAGCAATATAAAGAACAGCAAGTACCTTCCAAGCTAGAGGAATTAATGTTACCGTTCGGTAGAAACTAGCTTGAACTCCTAACTCAATAGTTAATAATATATTATCATGGCAACGACCTATGTAGACTACACCGCAACAGCAGCTCAGACTGACTTTGCTTTTAACTTTCCTTACTTAGAAGATGAACATGTAAAGGTAGAGATAAACGGAGTTGCTACGACAGACTTCACCATCGTTACTTCTCCGTCAACTAAGATCGTCTTAGACACTGGTGCTTCGGCTGGTGAGATCGTCCGAGTACAAAGAGTATCAGCTCCTGACGAGAACCTTGTAGACTTCCAAAATGGTTCAGTACTTACTGAGAGTGAACTAGATAGAGCATATCTACACAACCGTTATCTTGCTGAAGAAAGTGCAGAACAGAACGATGTATCTATGCGGTTAACTGCTGGTGCGACTGGTTCATTCAACGCATTAAATAAAAAGATAGTTAATGTCAGTGACCCTACAGCCGACCAAGACGCAGCTACTAAGAACTATGTAGATGATACAGTTGCAGGTGTTGCTCTTGGTACATTACCCGACGGTTCTATAACAGCAGCTAAATTAGATACTGATGCCGTAACTACAGTTAAGATAGAAGATGGTGCTGTCACTACAGTTAAGATAGAAGACGGTGCTGTTACATCTGCTAAAATAAGCACCACAGATACTAACTTTAATGTACAGTCAGACGGTAAAGTAGGTCTTGGTACTGCAAGTCCTGAATCATCATTACATATTTATGCTGAAACAAACCGCCTAGAAGATACCACATTATTAACTATTGAAAACTATAGTGATGACTTAAAAACAAACGGTTCGTTCATTAGTTTTAAATTTACAGACGATAATGCAAATGAAGACCCACAAGTTCAAATAGGTGCTATTGTAGGTCAAAATGCTGACGCTACCTCTTCAATAAGTGAAGGAGCTGGTGCTTTTGTCGTTAAAACTAATAATCCTTCCGGTGATGGAACTACTTTACCTGGTGACGCTACGCAGCTACAAGAACGCTTGCGTGTCGATTATGCGGGTAATGTTGGTATCGGTATTACTAACCCCGCACACGCTCTTGATGTAGCTGGTGATGTAAATGTAAGCCTTGGTAACACCTTTAAAATAAACGGTGCTAATTTTCTACTAGATGAAGATACAATGTCTTCTAACTCTGATACACAAGGAGCCACACAACAAAGCATCAAAGCGTATGTGGATACTCAGGTAGGATTAGGTATAAGTAAGTGGGATAGTGGATGGGTAGACCAAGATGACCAAACGACCCCAATAAGCGTCGGTTCGGGAGCCACTATGATTTTCGACCACGATTTAGGTAGTGCTGCTTTAGGTTCTGTATTTTCTGTGTATGCAGCTGAGGATGTAAATGGTACAAACATGTGTTCTCAAAATGTTGATTTCTGGGAGACGACTGCTGGAACAGATATAAATAGAGGACTGCAGATACAAAACATAACTTCCACAAATATAACAGTACAGTTAGCAGAGTATGCTTTAAATCCTCTGAATACCAGTGGAGGTGGGCTTGGTAGTAATAAACCTTGGGGTACAGGTACTGGTGAGTTTTCTCATATTAGATTGGTTTTAGTCGGATAAACACAAGATGATTGAATCTATCTCTGGACTTTTGAACACCGTATTAGCTGTAGCCCTAGGCATTATCGGTTGGATTATTAAACGCATGATCGAACGGTTAGACCTAGGTGAAAAACGGATGACTAAGATAGAGGTGGAGTTAGCTGCTCAACGGGAAAGAGATAGAGCTGTTGAAGCACGAATAGCCAAGGTAGAGGAAGCACTTAAAGAAGTTCACAACAAACTAGATCGTATGATGGAGGTATTAGTAAAGAGATGAAGAGAGGATTGTACGCAAACATTAACAGAAGAAAGAAACTAGGTATTAGCCGTAGTAAGAAGAAGTCTACTATATCTGCTAAAGCATACGCTAATATGAAGCGTGGGTTTCCTAAGAAGTAACGATGCCTTACTCGCA